GTTATGTCCTGCAATCCGGTCGCCACGACGTCGCTAAGGCTTCCCATTGCGGCTTCGACGTCCGGCGATCCGTTTTGAATGCCGATTGCAAGGCCGTCTGTAATGAACCCGCCCATTTCCATGAATAGCCGCGAAGGCGACGCAATGCCCAGGAACTCCCGAATGTTCTGGACGCCGCGAAGGACGACCGACTTTAGAGCGTTCCAGACAGCTTCAGGCGCGGCCATGATCCCGCGAACAAGACCTTGTATTACGTTTTTACCATAACCGATCATGCGCGACGCCAAGTCGCCAAGCCAAGTTGCAAAAGATGATGTTAAGTTTTTGATCGCAGCAACTGCACCTGGCGCTAAGGTGTTTAAGATTTTTAGACCGGCGCTAATAGCATTAAAAATAAACTGCTTTGCTGCTTCCCATGCTCCTGAAAAATCACCGTTAATCAATGATGTAACGCCATCAATTACGGTCTTTATTTGAGCGCCAAAGTAATCCGAGAAGAAGTCAGCAACCTGACGAACCTTTTCCATTACAAAGTCGAATGTTGGTTTTATATTAGAATTCCACCATTCAGAAATAGCCTTACCTAGATTGTCAATTATAGGTTTTATTTTATCCCAGTTTTGCCATGCTAAATAAATACCGCCAATTATAATAGCAGCAGCGGCAAGGAATGGGTTCGCCATTAAAAATAAAAGAGACTTGCCAACAAGGCTTATTGCCGTTGAAGCTATAGTAAACACTGGACCTATAAGTTTTGCGACTTTAAGGAAAGTTCCGAACCCAGAAACCAACGGCCCGATTACAAGCAATATAGGACCAATCGCCGCCGCTACCGCCGCCATTGTAACTATTGTTTCTTGCATTCCTGGGGAAAGTTCGGTGAACGCCAACGCGGCAACCTTCACCCATTCGGCAACTTTGGCTATAACGGGAATTAAGATAGTTCCTATGGTATCTCCCGCCTGCCCCATAGCAACTTGTGCCGCGCGCCACGGAGAAGCATCCGCCGCTGCCTTGCCCGCGCCGCCATACTGGCGTTCAAGTTCCGATAATATAACGCCTTGTGCGCCAGCCGTGTCCCCAGCGGCTACCATAGACCTTATCATATTTTGCTGATCGGCGTCCAGCTGGACGCCGACCCGACTAAGCGCCGTGATCCCTTTAATCGGATCGTTCAAAGCCTTGCCAAGCATGATCGCGGCAACTTGCGGATCGGTCCCCATGCGCGTCGCCATGTCAATCGCGGCTTGCTGGGCGCGGTCAAACTGTTTGCCAGCGACGTTCCCAAACGTCAAAAGGTTCGCCGTGACCTTCGACAATATGACGTCGGCGTCGAACAAGCTGTTGAGTTCCATCTGGTCCGCCGCTTTGGAAAGCTGATCAGCGGTGCGCCCCACGCCGTCGCCCATACTGGCAAGCGCGGCGTTGACCTGGGCCATTGCTTGCGCTTGCTGTTGCGCGCCCTGGATCGCCGCCGCGCCAGCCGCCAGGATCGGCGCTGTAACGGCAACAGATAGGGTCTTCCCAATATCCGACATTTGCTGTCCGACTTGCTGGAACCGCTTCCCAGCCGCGTTCAGGCGCTTTTGTGCTATGCCCAGGCCTTCTTCGAAGACCGCTGTGTCAATGCCCAGGGTGACGCGTAACGCGCCGATCAGTGATCCGTCCATTACGCGCCCCCTTGGGTTTCTTCTTTCAGGACTTTTTCGTTTTGCATCGCCGCCCAGGTTCGCATTGCCGCCAGAATTTCTTCGTTCGACTGCTTTCGTGTTTCGGCTTTGCCGTTCCGTCCCAGCAAATTAGCCAGGGACGGGAACTTCCGACCAGATCGGGACAGTGCTTCTATGTGCCATGCCAGCGACATGAACTGATCGTTTTCGATCTGGCGGCGCTGGACGTAACCCTTCAGGATCGCGTCCAGCGTTCGCGGCGTCTGGTCCCAAAAGCCAGCGGGTTCGAACCCCGCTTCAGACCATAACGCTAACAGCTTATACCAGTCCCAGGCTACGTCTTCGCCTGGGCTGGCGTCCTCCCGTTTCCCTCTTTCGCCGCCTTCGCCTTTGGGAATGACAGTGTGACCACTTCACCGACGATTTCGATCATGCGTTCGGTTCCAATGTCGTCCGCAATTTCCAGGGCGCGGGCGTCGGTTATGTCGGTCCCCTTCATGCCGCCGCGAAGGCCAGCGGCGAAGACCATCATAAAGGTTTTGAAGGACGGTTCGCCTTCCAGCTTCGCCGCCAAAGTTTTGACGTCGCCCAGGCCCGCGTCTTCCAACGCGATCCAGGAACTAGGAACCAGGCGAACAGTGTGGCGGCTGTCCAGCGCGTCGAACTCGACGCTATCGGCTTTCTTTTCCTGTGTCATGGCGCTGGGTTCGCGCCGGTTGCGGTTCCCGCAACTTCGGTGATCAGGCCGGACGCTTTGATCGTCAAGACGGCGGTCATTTTGTCGTCGATAACAACGTCGTCCTTTTCATAGCCGGTCACGACGCAGTTCCCGATAAAGTCCCGCGTCAACGTCGCCGCTGGGACATTGATCCGGAAGGGTTCGACAACGCGCGCGGCAAGCGCGGCGGAAAGCGCCACGTCGGCGGCGTCACCTGGTATCCAGTTAATCCGGACCGAACCTTCGCCCGCGTCGATCAGACCGGCGATAAATTCGCGGACGCCGCCAGGTGAAGAATGAACCGTCGTGTCGATTGTTTCGACGGTCGCGCTAGGCGGCGTGACCGACATAAGGTTCGAGATTTCGACTTGCGGGTTCTTCAAAAAGAACCGCGCGCCTAAGCCGTGCTTTCCAGCCATGATATTAACTCCTTAGTGAATTGCCGCCGGTTTGTGATCTGGTCTTCAGGCGACGGGTGAAAACCAGATAAAGAAGTCAAGCGAGTAAGAATGAACCTTCCGTCCGCCGCCGACGTCTTCGACCAAAGGACCGCGCATGGCGTCCAGCAAAGAAACGCTGAAGGCGACGTCGCCGACGACCGCCTTTGTTTCCAGCATGGTTAGCAATGCCTTGGCGACCGCCAGCGCTTCAGCCGCCGTCTTGCCGTAGCAGTCGAATTGAACGCGCGGGTTGCCGATGCTGTCCGCGCCGGAATGCAAATAGAAGCGACCTGGCGAAACCGTCATGGCCGTGATCGCTGGAAGCGGTTCCCCCTGGACCCTCTCCCCCCATGTGAAGCGATCCGCGATTAAAGCCTGAAGCGGCGTGTCGGCAAGGGCGCGGGCTGTCAGTGCTTCTTCCATTATGCCCCGCCCCTCTTTGCCAGCCGCGCCGCTTTCTTCGCCAGCCGGTTCGCGGCCTTCCTGATTTCCGTCCATAGATTGTCGGAAATGTGATCCAGCGCGCCGCGCTTGTTGCTATCCCATGCCGGTCGAAGCCAGGGCTTGTGTTTGAATTCCAGCAACATAGCGGCGACCAGCGCATATTTGCCCGCGCCGGAAGCGGCCTTGCCAGCGACGACGCCGACATGAATTTCAGCGGACGACTTGCTGTTCGCCCGCCGGACCGCCCGCGCGCTGGTTTTGTTCAACCGTTTGGATCGAACCACATGTTCGCGGGCGACGCCGGTCCGAACCGAAATGTTCGCTTTCGCGTCCGCTTCAATGGGCTTCGCCGCTCCGTCAAGAACGCGGTTCAACACGTTCTTTGCTGTTGCCCTGGGAAGGTCCGCTAAGGCCCGTTCCGTTTCGCGAAGCCCTTCGACTTTGACCTTAGTCCGCATCGCCGCCAGACTGATCCCCCGTCGCCTGGGCGCGCTTCGCCAGGATCGCTTCGACCTTCACGGTCTTGTTCGCGCCTTCGAAAACGGTCACGCCTTCAGCCTGGGCGATCTGATCGACTTCTTCGACCTTCAGCTTCAGCAACGCGCGACGATCCGCGTCGTCGTCGCCGGTCGCGGCGTCCTTCACTTCTTCGACGAAGCCATGTCCAGCCAGCGTCTTCGCCATTTCAGGCGTGACTTCATAGACGTCGCCCGCCGCCTTTTCGAACTTTTCGCCATAGCCGTTGCTATGCGCCTTCAGTGCTTTGACCTTCATGATTGCAGTCCTTCTTCAGTGTAAGCGATTGCGACAATTTGAATGTCTTCACGGCGTCCTTCTTCAGTCACGCCAATGATTTCGAATTCCCGCCCGTCGCAAATAAGGCGGTCGCTGGGGCTGATCGTCGCGGTCCGGTTTGTGTAGCGAACGCGGAAAACCCGTTCGACTTGCGCCGCCGTCTGCCCAGCCTTCCAGCTTTCAATCGGTCTTTGCTGAAGCCGTTCGGACCAGAACTTTCCGAACTCGACGAAGGTCTTCACCTTTTCGTTCAGCCCGTTCGTCGTCGCCGGTCCGGCGCGCATGATCGTGATCCGCTTGCTCTTTTTTCCCAGGGACATGATCCGGTCCTATGCAATGAAGGGGACGCGGAACTGTTCGATCAGATCGTCATAGGCCATCTTCACTTCTTGCGAAATGGACCCGACGATCACGGCTTCGCGGTTGCGATCCCAGTGACCGACAAGCATCTTCATGGCGTGAACCAGGTCTTCCGGAACGTCCGACGGTCCAGCCCAGCCCGCTTGCCATTCGACG